CCCCTCTCTTCAAAATAGAAGAAGACAATTGATTTCAACTATAGGAACAGTAACAGTGAGTATTACATAATGGCTATATCTTATCCAGATTTTTTAACACAAGTTCGTAACTACACTGAAGTAGATAGTAATGTTTTAACAGATACTATTATTGGACAATTTATAAGAAACACAGAACTAAGTGTTGCAGGTGCAGTTGATTATGATGACACTAGAAAATATTCAACTTCATCTTTTACAGCTAATAAAAGATATTTAATTACTCCAGCAGATTTTTTAATTATTAGATCTCTTCAAGTATTTAATTCAACAAATCAAACAGGAGATAGATCTTTTATGGAAAAAAGAGATACTAGTTTTATTACAGAATATAATGGTAGTGGTGCAACAGGTCTTCCTAAATTTTATGCTAACTGGGATGAAAGTTCTATTGTAGTTGCTCCAACTCCAGATCAAGGTTATGCAGTTCAATTAAACTACATAATTACTCCACCTAGTTTTACATCTTCAAACACTACTTACCTATCTGAATACCAACAAGGAATGCTTTTGGATGGTGTTTTAACCGAAGCTTTTGCATTTTTAAAAGGACCTATGGATATGTACAACCTATATAAAAGCAAGTATAATGAAGGCATACAGAATTTTGCTCTTCAACAAATGGGGAGAAGAAGACGTGCAGAATACGATGATGGTGTGCCAAGGGTTAAAATAACTTCACCATCACCATAAAAAATTATTAAAGGAGAAATATTATGGCTATAACAACTAATGCGATTTGTAACACTTTTAAGAAAGAGTTACTTCAAGGAAAACACGATTTCGATACATCATCAGACACATACAAACTAGCGATGTATACATCACTAGCAACACTAGGTGCTTCAACTGAAAACTATATAACAAGTAATGAAGTATCGTCGTCAGGATATACTGCGGGTGGTTCAGCGCTTGTTAACCAAGGTGTGAAAGTATCTTCAGCAATAGCAATTACTAATTTTGCTAATTTATCATTTACAGCAGTAACATTATCTGCTCAAGGTGCATTAATTTATAATACAACTACTGACGGTGGTACAGGTACTACGGATGCTGTTTGTGTATTAGATTTTGGTGGAGTTAAAACTGCAACAGCAGGGACATTCACTATTCAATTCCCAGCATTTACAACTTCAGCTGCAATATTAAGAATAGCTTAGGAGGATAGATGGCCCTTGTCATTAACGATAGAGTTAAAGAGACAAGCACTACTACTGGAACGGGAACGTTCGACCTAGCCGGTGCTACTCCAGATTTTATTTCATTCGTATCGGGTGTAGGTAATACTAATACTACATATTATTGTATTACAAATACTGGAACAGATGAATTTGAAGTAGGTATTGGTACAGTAACCGATGCTGCAACAGACACTTTATCGAGAACAACAATCCTATCTTCTACCAACAGCGATGCTTTAGTTGATTTTGGTATAGGCGAGAAAGAAGTATTTTGTACAATCCCTGCAAAGAAAGCTATGTCTCCAGTAATGGAGGCTACAGGATATGTAGTCACTCATGCATCTACTTTAGATGAAGATCAAACTTTAGATTCAGGCGTATTAGCAGGACCCGTAACGGTTACTGGAACACAAACTATAACAGGAACATTGGTAATCGTATAATGAGCAAAATAGAAGTAGATGCAATTGAACCACAATGCGGAACTGATTTAACAGTTGGTGCAAGTGGTGATACTATTACTTTTCCAACTGGAACTACTATTGTAAATAATGGTAGTCAAACAGGTTTTGGTAGAACAGGAACTGTCGACTGGAATACTACACCAATTACTTCAACTCCTACAACAGGTGCGAATGGAATAGGTTATTTTATAGATGCAAGTGGTGGAGTAAGAACAATTAATTTACCAGCTTCTCCAAGTGCAGGAGATATAATGGCTATTTCAGATTATGCACAAATTTCAAAAACAAATAATATTACAATAGGTAGAAATGGTTCAAATATTCAAGGGAGTGCATCTGATTTAGTAATAGCAAGAAATGGTGTTGCTTTTACTTTAGTTTATGTTGATGTAACAAAAGGATGGGTTGTAACTGATACAGGAGCAGAAGCAGATAAAGAAGCTGATCCAGAATTTATAACAGCCACCGGTGGAACCATTACAACTGTTGATACAGATTATAAAGTCCACACATTTACAGGTCCAGGAACTTTTACAGTCTTTTCAGCAGGTAATTCAGCAGGTTCAAATACAATAGATTATTTAGTAGTAGCAGGTGGTGCATCAGGCGGAGCAAGAAATGGAGGTACAGGCGCAGGAGGGGCAGGTGGTTTAAGAGAAGGTTATAATCCTTGTTCTTACACAGCAAGTCCATTAGCAACAACATCTTTACCTGTAGCAGCTCAAGGTTACCCAATAACTGTTGGTGGCGGGGGAGCTAAAAGACCTAGTGCCAATAGTGCACAAGGTGTTGCAGGATCAAATTCAATTTTTTCAAGTATTACTTCAGCTGGTGGTGGTGGAGGTGGAGCTGTAAGTACTACTGGACCAATAGCTATAGGAGCTAATGGTGGTTCAGGTGGCGGAGCTGGTATTGAACCAGATAATATACCTGTTAGTTCTGTAGGTGCAGGAAATACACCTCCTGTTAGTCCTTCTCAAGGAAATCCTGGAGGAAATAATATTGTACCAAGTTGGCCATCAACCAATGCTGCTGGTGGCGGAGGCGGCGGTGCAGGAGCTGCAGGAGGAAATGCTAGTTCTGGTACTGGAGGAACTAGAGGATGTGGTGTTGATACAGGTATTTCAGGAAGTTCAGTAAATTATGCTCAGGGAGGAGGTGCAGTCAATTATGGTTCTCCGTTAGGAGGTTTAGGAGGAAATAATCCAGCATCTGCAACAGATGATGAAGGAGTAGCTGGTGGAATAAATAAAGGTGGTGGCGGAGGTGCAGGTGGTTCTAGTTCTAGTACTGGAGGAAGTGGCGCAGGTGGTTCAGGTATAGTATTAATAAGGTACAAATTTCAATAATTATGACAAGTAAAATAAAAGTAGATAACATAGAAAATCAATGCGGTGGTGCAGTCGTTACTAAATGTGGCGGAACAACTACTATTAGTGGTACAGTTGTAAAATCAAATGCAATTCAAGCAAGTGATGGCGGTAATTTAGTTAGTCAATCAGGGACAACAATTACACTTGGTGCAACAGGGGATACTATTAATTTAGCAAGTGGCGCATCACAATCAGGTTTTGGTAGAACGGGGACAGTGGACTGGATAACAACTCCAAAGACAGCAACGTTCACTGCAGTATCAGGTGAAGGTTATTTTTGTAATACAAGTGGTGGAGCTTTCACAGTTAATTTACCAGCAGGTTCTGCTGGAGCAATAGTTTCACTTGCAGATTATGCAGGAACTTGGCAAACTAATGCAATTACAGTTACTCCTAATGGAACAGATAAAATTGGTAGTGTGGCTAATGATGCAACTTTAAATGTTGAGGGTCAATCAGTAACTTTTGTATATGTTGATTCAACACAAGGTTGGATTAATACTATGGATTCAACATCTAATGTTAGAGGAATAGTTCCTTTTTTAGTAGTAAGTTGTTCAGGTGGTGCAGTTACAACAAGTGGTAATTGCAAAATTCATACTTTTACAGGACCTGGTAGTTTTACAGTCTGTGCAACTTCAACAACTGTAGCAAGTAGGAATAAGCTAGCTTATTTAGTAACTGCCGGTGGTGGTGGTGGTGGATATTCAAATGGTGGTGGTGGTGGTGCTGGAGGATTTAGGGAAGGAAAATGTAATACAGTTACTCCTTATACAGCTTCTCCTTTAGTAACTACAGCTATTACAGCTACAGCTCAAACTTATCCAGTAACAGTTGGTGGAGGTAGTGCAGGTGGTAATCCTATTAGTGTACCAACTAATATTGGTATATCTGGTTCAAATTCAATTTTTTCAACTATAACATCTACAGGTGGTGGAGGTGGTGGTGCAGGTGGTGGAAATGGTTTAACTGGTGGATCAGGTGGTGGTGGTGGAAATGGTACTTCTGGTGGAGCAGGAAATACACCTCCCGTCAGTCCAGCTCAAGGTTTTTCCGGAGGAAGTGGTCCCGGTAGTGGAGGACCAGCTTATGGTGCAGCAGGTGGTGGTGGAGCTACAGCAAGTGGTGCTAATGGAACTACTTCTTCTGGTGGAAATGGCGGTGGTGGTGCAACAACTTCAATTACGGCAAGTTCAGTAGAGTATTCTGGTGGTGGTGGTGGAGCAAATGATCCACCTAGTCCTTCACCTTCTGGTGGAGCACCAAGTGCCGGTGGTGGTGGAAATGGAAGTCCCACAGGAAATGGTGGAAATGCAACAGCTAATAGTGGTAGTGGTGGTGGTGGAACTACTTCTCATGGTGGAGGTACAATTGGTGGATCAGGCGGTTCAGGTATAGTAGTAATAAGATATAAGTTTCAATAGGAAAATATTATGAGTGAAGTAAAAGTAAATAAAATTAGTCCAAGAACAGCGTGTGGTACAGTCACATTAGGGGATAGTGGAGATACGTTCACAATTCCTGCTGGTGCAACTATCACGAACAGCGGTACGGCGGCAGGGTTCGGCGCAACCGGTGCAGCGTCTTGGGATACAACAGTTAAAACAACAGGATTCACAGCAGTAAGTGGAGTAGGTTATTTTGTAAATACAACAGGTGGAGCGATATCAGTTAATTTACCAGCAGGTACTGCAGGTGATGTAGTTGCAATAAAAGATTACGCAAATACATTTGATACAAATGCAGTTACATTAGTTAGAAATGGTTCAGATAAAATTGGTGGAGTAGCAGTTGATGCTTCTTTAGAAGTAGAAGGACTAGCTGTTACTTTAGTATATGTAGATGCAACAAAAGGTTGGTTAGTAACAGATAATGGTACACAAGATACAGCACCAACATCTCAATATGTTACAGCTACAGGTGGAACAATTACTTGTTCTGGAGATTATAGAATTCATACATTCACAGGACCAGGAGCTTTATGTGTATCTTGTGCAGGTAATGCAGCAGGATCAAATTCAGTAGATTATTTAGTAATAGCTGGTGGTGGAGGAGCTGCTATGAGAGCAGGCGGAGGTGGTGGAGCAGGTGGTTATAGATTTTCAAATGGAACAGCATCCGGATGTTACTCCGCTGGTCCATCACCTTTAGGTGCATCAGCTTTACCAGTTTCAGTTCAACCTTATACAGTTACAGTAGGTGGAGGTGGTGCTGGAGTTCCCGCACCAGCAGGCACAAGTACCAGTGCGTCTAATGGAGTTAACTCTACATTTTCAACTATTACATCACAAGGTGGAGGTGGTTCATTAGGACACGCTACTTCTGCACCAAGTTGTGTTGCTTCTACATCTTTTGGAGCAGGTGGTTCAGGTGCTGGTGGTTCAGCGGGTAACTGTGCAAATTCACTTTTAGCAAGAAATGGTAATACACCTCCTGTTAGTCCATCTCAAGGAAATCCAGGTGGAGCAGGTAACCAAAGTCCAGGAGCATCAGTATATATCGGTGGAGGAGGTGGTGGTGCAGGAGCAACTGGCACAGCCGGAACAACAGGAAGTCCTTTTGCTAATGCAGCAGATGGTGGAGATGGTTTAGCATCTTCTATTACAGGTTCTGCAATCACAAGAGGTGGTGGAGGTGGTGGAGGCTCATATACAAATACTCCTTCAACGTGGGGAACAAATTCTGGAGAAGGTGGAACGGGTGGTGGTGGAGATGGAGGTCAGTTTGGTCCTCCACCGTATGGAGCTGGAGAAAATGGTACAACAAACACAGGTGGTGGTGGAGGTGGTTCTATTGAAGGACCTCCAGGTAATCCGGTAACAGATTGGAATGGTGGAGCAGGTGGTTCAGGAATCGTTATAATAAGATACAAATTTCAAAATTAAGATGTATTTACTAACTTTAAAATTTAATATATAATAGGAGAATAATTATGGCACATTTTGCAAAACTAGGATCTAACAGTAAAGTTATTCAAGTATTAACTTTGAATAATGGCGATATGCTGAACGCTGACGGCGTTGAGGATGAATCTGTAGGTCAACAATATTTAGAAACACACAACAACTGGCCAGCACAGATGTGGATTCAAACATCTTACAATACTTCTGGTGGAACTCACAGAAATGGTGGTACACCTTTTAGAGGAAACTACGCAGGTATAGGTTATACTTGGGACGAAGATGATAATATTTTCTGGCCTAAAAAACCTCATGCATCTTGGGTAAAACATAATGCATCGGCTTCTTGGAAATCACCTATCGGTGATGCACCAGAACTTACAGCTGAACAAACTTCACAAAATACAGCAGCTACTCATAGCTGGTCTTACGTCTGGAACGAAGCTAATACAACTTGGGATTTGACAGACTCTTTAGCATAATATAAAAATACGTGGTGGTATGCAAAAAAAAATATTAACAGAGCAGAGTTTATTCTACGGTGATATTGATATGCCGAAAGGTTTTGAAATAGACCAAGAAAAACTTACTAACGATATTTTACAATCAACTTTTAACAATAAAGAATTTCCATTCTCAAGAACTTGGGATATGTTAAATACATATATGAGAGACTTTATTGGTCTTGAACACAGCATTAATTTAGTTAACAAATCAACGTGGGGAAATATTTATAAACCCAATGAGACAACAATTCCTTTATTAAATATTGATCCAGTGGATCTACGTAACTCTCCAGACTTTACTATGCTTTACGGTGTTAAAGTTAAAGATTGTTTTGTTCGAATACACTATGAAGATAATAGACGTAAAGGAAGAAGTTGGGATATAAAACTTGAAAACAATATGTTTATTATGTTTCCATCAACGAATATGTATTACATCACAAATAATCAAAAGGATAGTTTGAATTTTGTACAGACTATTACCTATGAATATATCTAATTATTACTGGTATTTTA